CATGCTGTTGAAATTATTCCACAGCTTTTTAGTGATGAAAAAGTAGACCAACAATGGTTGTATGATACAACAGAAAAGTGGTGTCAAGATAGAGCATTGTATAATGCTGTTATGGAATCAATAACAATCATTGATGGCAAACATCAGAACTTAACAAAAAATGCCTTACCGGATATTCTTACGAAGGCGCTCGGCGTCAGTTTCGACACAAACATTGGTCACGACTACATTGAAAACTTTGAAGAAAGATACGAATTTTATCATAGGGACGAAGAAAGACTTCCATTTGATCTTGACTACTTTAACAAGATTACAAAAGGAGGCCTCCCTAACAAAACGCTTAACATATGCCTTGCTGGTACTGGCGTTGGTAAATCTTTGTTTATGTGTCATTGTGCTGCATCAAATCTAGCAGACGGAAAAAATGTTTTATACCTTACTATGGAAATGGCAGAAGAACGTATCGCTGAAAGAATCGATGCTAACTTACTAGATCTACCTATAGATCAAATTGCTAACTTAAGCAAATCAATGTTTGCTGATAGAGTACATAGACTTTCCAAACGAACAAATGGTAAACTTATTATAAAGGAATATCCTACTGGTCAGGCCAATGCTGCGCACTTCAGGTCACTGCTCAATGAGCTAAAGTTAAAGAGATCATTTGAACCTGATATAATATACATTGACTATTTAAATATTTGTGCATCAAGTAGAATGAAAGGAATGGGCGGTGCAATCAACTCATACAATTACATTAAAGCAATTGCTGAAGAATTACGTGGCCTTGCAGTGGAGTTTGACGTACCGATCGTCTCTGCAACACAAACGACTCGTTCTGGTTATTCTAGCTCGGATATTGGGCTTGAAGATACGTCCGAGTCTTTTGGATTACCCGCTACCGCAGACCTCATGTTCGCCCTCATCTCAACAGAAGAACTCGAAAACTCAGGACAAATAGCTGTTAAGCAATTAAAGAATAGATATAATGATCCAACATTTAAAAAACGTTTTGTCATCGGTGTAGATAGATCTAAGATGAAACTTTATGATGTAAATGAAGGTGAACAAACATTAGTAGATGATACCCCTACTTTTGATAAGACAGAAATTGGAAATAAATTTGAAGGGTTTAAACTATGAATAGAAACTATAAGAAAACCTCTATCGGTAGACGCAATGTAAAGTTGGCATCTATGAATAAACATAAGAAACGTGGCTATAAAAAATATAGAGGACAAGGAAAATAATGCATGCACGTCTCATCTCATACTCACAACCTGTTCGGCACATACACTCCGGTGAACTTGGAATCGTCGGTCTCGACAACATCCAGGATACAATCGCGTATTGCGCCCGTGTCTCGAACCCATCGAACCAAGCTAACACCAAGACAACGTCAAAGTTACTTAATTACCTCATCAAACACAAGCACTGGTCACCATTCGAAATGGCATCAGCCTGCATTGAAATCGAAACAACAAGGGACATTGCAAGGCAGCTCCTCAGACACAGATCGTTTTCATTTCAAGAGTTTTCTCAGCGGTATGCTGATTACAGGGATCTTAATGATACTTTTGTTTTAAGAGAAGCTAGGTTGCAAGATGAAAAAAACAGACAAAATAGTTTAGAGTCTAAAGATGAACGATTACAAATGTTATGGGACGCTAAACAGAACGATGTGATTAGAGCTGCAAAAGATGCATATAAGTGGGCAATAGAAAATGGAATCGCAAAAGAACAAGCCAGAGCAGTTCTTCCTGAAGGGAACACTGCATCAAGATTATACGTCAACGGGACTATACGAAGTTGGATTCATTACATTGAATTACGATCAGCCAACGGTACTCAAAAAGAACATATGGAATTAGCTGTGGCGGTAGCTGAAGCCATTGGAAACATTTATCCCAAAGCAAAGGAGTTTACCTCATGAGAGAAAGACTATTAGAATGCTTTGTATCACATGCAAAAGGTCATGTAGATAAGCATTTAGCAAACGTAGAAGTGTTACTTAATCATCCAGCAGGAATTGGAGAACATGGCGACATCATTGAAGAGATTGAAAAAGAATTAGATGAAGTAGCCAAGTATGATGATCTATTAAGTATGGTGGAGAAATACCTTGTCAAGCCGTAAACTTTCAACGTATTGGGCAGATCCTCCAGGTAAAGGATATGCTGAAGTGTGGATGAACTTTAAAGAAGAGTTTGCATTCATTAAGTATTTCGATGAAAATGAAAAGCAATTTTTTACAGAGGATTTTCCTAGTAAATCTGTTAGATATGTAGAAGATGCTGCTGAAAATTGGGCTTTAGGTATAAAAAAACTTGAAAAAAATGCATTTTAGGGGTTTACTTTTAGTTTGAAATGTGGTAGTATAGTACAATTATAACAGTTGGAATAAATACCAATGAAATTTTGGATAGCATTAGGAAGCGGATTATTAACTATGGCAGGTGTAACTATGGTAGCATTGACTGCAATGATGTCAATGCCTACAGTTGATCCTCAGCAGCATGAGTGTTTAGCAATGAACATATATCATGAAGCTAGAGGTGAGAGATGGGAAGGCCAGATAGCAGTAGCTCATGTGACTATGAATAGAGTAGCACATGATGAATGGCCTAACAATGTATGTGATGTTGTATATCAAAAAAAGCAATTTAGCTGGACACACGTTGTAAAAGACGTAAAACCAAGAGAAAGAAAAGCATGGAATGATGCTACAGTTATTGCAAGAGACGTGATGCTTGGTAACACTGAAGATCCTACTCAAGGAGCTCAATTTTACCACGCTAATTATGTAAACCCTTGGTGGTCATACGAATATGAATTGAAAAAAGTGATAGGAAACCATTTATTCTATGCGCTTGACTAATGTATGTTTCTCCTTGTGTTCAGATATGCAAGATAGAAGATGGTAAATGTATTGGTTGTGGTAGAACTTCAAATCAAATTACAAATTGGATGAAGTATACTGATGATGAACGTATGAAAATAATGAAAGAACTAGGTTATGGCAAAAGAAAAAGTAAAAACACTCATGGTTTACGACACAGACGAAAACGGTGAAGAGTTTGAAATTGATATTAACACCGGAGAAGCTGTGATAAGAAAAATAGATTATAAGTTTGATGAAGATTTGTATCTTAATGAAATGAAAGAATACGTAGACGCTACATATGATGGTCACTATAGCACTAATACATTTCAATCTACTGAAGTAATTATAGACCGTGGACACGGTACAGGATTCTGCATGGGAAATGTAGATAAGTACTCTAACCGTTATGGTAAAAAGGGTACAAGAGAAGACGCAAGAAAAGACTTAATGAAAATCTTGCACTATGCACTTATACAGTTATATGTGCATGACAATGGACTGTGATAAATATATCACAATCAAATATATTCCAGAAATGGAGGTATAATTTTACTAACTATTGGTAAATAACAACGTAGACGCTATAACGTTTATATGGACCTGGGGGCGGTGCCCAGCAGCTCCACCAAAAGCACATTTACGAATGTGTTTCTATGGGGCTGACATTAGGATCGACATGTAGGCAAGTTTACAAACAATAAATGCAAACGATAATTTTGCACCATCTGGTTACGCCCTAGCGGCCTAACACAGGGGGCGGCCACTGCCTAGCAACAGAAGTGTGGCGATCAATAGTAGAAGGAAAATTTTAAATGGAAATTCTAAACAAGGTAAAATCATGGGCAGGTTCACTAGCTGAAGTAGGTTTATCTATAGCAGCGTTAATGATTGTACTAGAGGTATTAGGCCTCGGTAGCATGCCATTCCTGCCAACTTCGAGCGTCATTGATAACGTCAGTGGAATTATTAATATGTTAGGTTCTCAGGGCCTCGTTGGTTTGATCGCAGTTTGGGTTCTATATGAAATTTGGAATAGAAAGTAACACACACATAAGGAAAGTGTAATAATGAAATTAACAGCATTAGCAACAGCATCAGTTTTAGCGTTAGGCACAGCAGTCTCTGCAGCAGAGATTGGCAACACTGGCGTTTCAATTGGTGCAGAACTCGATAATCGTTACAATGTTGAAACTGAAGATATGACAGTAACACTTACTCCAAAAGTTGGCTACGCACAATGGGGCGCATCTTTTGAAGCAAGTACAGATATTGTTTTCTGGAATAATGAATTCACAATGAATAACGAAGTAAATCCAACTGTAGACTTTACTGCAAAGTATAGCCTAGAGTTGTTAGGTATAACATCATCAGTTTATGGTGAAACAGGTTACGACCTTGAAGCAGAAGACATGTCAGACGTAGAAGTCGGCGTAACTTTCAGCTTCTAATCTACGGGTCACTACGTAATAAGTGCGCGGGGGGCTACGGTTAGCTCCCCATTTTACTTTATTAAGGAGGACTAAATGTTATTCACAGCAGCTATTTTAGTATGCTTGGCAGACAAACCACATAATTATATGAACTGTCAGGTGTTACATGCGCATGTAAAATATCCTACCGAAGAAAGATGTTGGCAGGCAATAAATAATCAAGCAAAATATCAAGAAGAAAACATGCTTAAAATAGGTTATGAATTGATAGGAGCTAAATGTACAAATTGGTTGCCTAAATCAAATATTGATACGTTATAAATAGACTAGTATATTATATTAACTGGAGTATACTATGTTAAGAAAGCTAGTACCACTAGCAGCACTGATATTTGTTGCTAACATATCAATGGCTCAAGAAGCCACAACAACTGATAAAATCGTTACTGAAAATTATAACGATAGCACAGTAGATTCAACTTCTAACTCTACAACTAAAGTAGAGTCTCCACCGCCATCTGCAATATCACCTTCAATTAATACATCCAACTCAGACTTGTGTACAGTTGGAGTGGCAGGCGCGGTTCAAACACAGATATTAGGTATCTCTGCTGGTAAAACTATACGAGATATGAACTGTGAAAAACTAAAGAATGCAAAAACGCTTTATGATATGGGAATGAAAGTTGCTGCAGTATCTGTCATGTGTCAAGACGAAAGAGTATTTGATGCTATGATGAATGCTGGTACACCTTGTCCTTATGATGGTTTGATCGGCGATGCAGCGAAAGCGGCATGGCTTGCTAATGAAGAGAAAAAACCGGATGAAGGAGAAAAATCCTGGAATCCTTTAGAAAATATAGATGAAGATGAAAAGTCAACTCTCTTTGGCGGCGCTACTGTTGGTGGCCTCCTCCTCTTATTGTTACTCTGATATTACGTATGGAGTAACACCAAATGCTGCGGCAACTGGAACGCAGTGGGACATGGGAAATGTCTTATACGACGCATCTCCCCCTTGGATTACGTTAGACATTGGAGGCTTGGCTTACAGATACACACTTGGAAAACCCGTAGATACAGAAACAGATGTGCACATAAGAAATGAAAATCCAGTTGATGGAGGTTACGTATTTGAACATACCGATAACTGGCCAACTGGCAATGACGGTGGAACAATTACAAAATATTTT